CCTTGGTCTCAGGCTTACGCCTGATACTGTATGGAATTTAGAGCCGTGGTCTTGGGCCGCAGATTGGTTCGCCAATACTGGCGATCTAATGACCAATGTTTCTAACATGGGTCAAGACGGCCTGGTGCTGCAGTATGGGTATGCTATGTCAGGCGAAACACTGACAACCCGTTACCTCGGCAATGCTACGTTCACGTACCCTTCTACGGGTCCGGGAGCAACGCATTATTCAGCCGGGACCGTTCGTACGACTGTTAACAAGCGTGCGAAGCGGTTGCATGCACTTCCCTATGGTTTCGATGCTACTCTGTCGACTCTTTCGACTCGACAGATCGCTATCGTGGCTGCCTTAGGCTTAAGCTTTAGGTAACTTACGATGAAGGTTGGCTTGCAGGAAAAACCTGCAGGTTTTTTACCATGATGGTTTAACCGCCATCCCCTCAAGGAGAATTACTGTGGCTTTTGCCGATCCTCAGTCTGTGACCATTAACGCGGTCGCAAACTCACTCCCGAGGATTTCTTCGGGTAACAACACCGGTGTCTTCCAGAAGGATGACACTTCTGTCCGGCTTACTGTGTCCCACCAGTATGGTGGGCGCACTCGCCGGCAGCTCCGACTCGACTTCAACAAGATTGCAGCCGACGTTTTCACGTCGGACAACACGCGTTATAGCATGTCTGCATATCTTGTCGTCGATGTTCCTACGACCGGTTTTACGATCGTGGAGCAGAAGCAGATCGTGGATGCGCTTACTGCGTATCTCACGGCTTCGTCGGGCGCCAAGGTCACCCAGCTTCTGGGTGGCGAGAACTGAGTGGGTTCACTGAACCCACTTCAGATGATGACGATGTGTCGCGTGAAGAAATTCACGAGACACTTCACACACTCTTGTGTGAGATCTTGTCATCATCTCTTGGCGTTCGGTGCTGCGCTCATTTGGTTGTCTCAGCTATGCTGGGTATACCTTTGAGTGAGGCTGCTTTAAAACACTTTATTGATGTTTTAGGCAGCCAGTGATGCTACTTCCCTTTCCCACGAGGGGGCTAGAGTAGTAGGAGAATCGGAGTTCACAGTCTTGGATTAGCTACCCCCGATTTGAACGGAGGGCTAATGAAAAGCCTGAAAACTCTCTGGCAGGTAGCAGCTGATGAACTAGCTGCTTGGTGTTGCACCAGTGCCACTCTCGACTTCAAAACTGTCGAGAGGCGTATCGAACACGAAGGGTACTCGTTTCTCACGATTACCCTGCCCGCTTTCTGTAAAGACTTCGAGAGAAGTCTTGAGGAAGGCGAGGTAGACTCCAGCCACTTTTCCGGGTTTACCCGGTCTGGTGGAGGTCCCCTCCCAAAATTCTTGGGGGGTTTCCTTCGTCAAGTGTTCGATCCGACTAGTGGTTTGTTGCTGGATGATCCCAATAAGGATTGCATCTTAGCCATTCGTCAGTTAACACTGATGTTTGGCAAGATCCTTTTGCCCTGCTCACAAAGCAGAGTGGAAGGCGCCTTTAAGGGATATATTCGGTGTGAGTCGGAAGTGAAACGTGCTGCAAGTGTAGGCCCTGATGAGTTGTATCAAGACTTTTCACGGGTCGCAGCACTCCTATTCTCAGACGTCTTTACTGAACTCGAAAATGAGTTCTATAAAGGCGTGCCGCCGGTTCCAAGGCATGGCCCTGGAGCCACGGCTGATCGCCTTCGCGGTAACGCGAAGTTCGATCAACGAGAATGGACCACCCGCCTGGAAAGCATGTTTAGTTTCATCGAACATGCTAGTCCAAGCTGGACTCTCGGCCTTCAGAAGGTTGAGAGTGGTGGGGTTCATTTCCGCGAACCCGGAGCCGAACGACCTGTAAAGGTCATAACGGTTCCTAAGACGCTCAAGACACCGAGAATTATTGCAATTGAGCCAGCCTGCATGCAATACATGCAGCAGGCCGTTGCAGTACCTCTCGTAAGCCTCGTTGAGGCCGCGGTCGTCGGGAATTCCACCCGGCGAAACGTGGTCCATGGCCAGATCGGTTTTACCGATCAAATGCCAAACAGGCTCATGTCGGTAAACTCCTCGATTACTCGAGAAGGGGCGACACTCGATCTGAGTGAAGCTTCCGACCGTGTCTCGACTAGGCATGTGGAATCTCTCGTTTCTCGTTGGCCCCTCCTAAAAGAGGCGTTGATGGTTACGAGGTCTACCACTGCCAAGGTACCTGGTTTCGGGGTTGTACCCCTCGCCAAGTACGCTTCTATGGGTTCGGCCCTTTGCTTCCCAATTGAGGCTATGGTCTTTCTTACGGCCATTTACCTCGGGATTGAGAAAGGGCTCAACAGACCTCTTACTCGCAAAGATGTTTTTAAATTGCGAGGAAAGGTACGCGTCTACGGGGATGATATTATTGTCCCAATAGACACGGTGCGTGATGTGATCTCAACTTTGGAGCTGTTAGGCTTCAAAGTAAACGAGCACAAGTCTTTCTGGAATGGCAAATTCCGTGAGTCTTGTGGGGCGGATTATTACGACGGCATGGATGTAACTCCAATTCGTGTCCGTCGGCTTCTTCCGTCCTCACATCGGGACGCTCAACAGATCGTGAGCTTAGTGGAACTTCGGAATCTGTTTTACACAAACGGATTTTGGATGACCGCTAAGCACCTCGATGAGATGATCAGACGCGTCACCAATGGCGCGTATCCGATTGTTGAGTCGACGTCTTCGATCCTTGGTAGAATCTCAGTACCATTTCGGCCTTGTGCCGATGGCTGGGATTCCGACCGGCATCTCCCCGTGGTTAAGGGATATGTCGTTCGAACCAAAGCCCCTAGCTCAAAGGCTAGTGGATTTGGTGCCTTGATGAAGTTCTTCCTTAAGCAGGGCGAGGAGCCCTATGCGGACAGGAAGCACTTGGAGCGTTTTGGACGCCCCCAAGTCGTCAACATCAAACTTGGGTGGAAGACCCCCTTCTGATATAGAAGGGGGCCAGGCGGTTGGAGTTTTTATCTCCGCCGCTAAATGGGTGAGGCCT